AAAAAGAAATCGATGCTGCAATCGTTGCTGTTGAAAAAGCAGAAGCAGCAAAAGAGGCTGCAATTGTTGACACAAAGCAGGCAGTGCTAGAAAAACTTGGACTCACCGCTGAAGAAGTAGCTGCTTTATTGGCATGACCCCAAAACTATGCAAGGCAGGGGTTCAACTTCGTGAACAAATCGATGACGCGTTCCCCGATAGAGATCGTAGTAGTGACGGCTGGATTGCCGATGCCCGCCATGTTGCTGCGGGTCGCTCTGATCACATCCCCAATGCTTCAGGCTGGGTATGTGCCATCGATGTTGACCGAGACCTTGCAGGTAAATCCGGTAAACCGGACTACATGCCTTATCTGGCAGATCAGATTCGTCAAGCTGCGAAGCGAGACAAGCGCATCAAATACATTATCTTCGATGGACGAATTGCATCGCCTATCTTGGGCTGGCGTTGGAGAACTTACAAGGGACCTAATCCGCATCGGAAGCATTGCCACATTTCTTTCACTTCAAAAGGCGAGACGGATGGCTCGTTCTTTAATATCCCGATGATAGGCGGAACCGAATGAATATGAAAAATCCTTACGTCCTAACAGCAGGCGCCTTCCTTTCAGCATGGGCAGCGTCTAACTTTGCACTTGATTATCGCTCGGTTCTCTGGGCTCTACTTGCTGGCGTCTTTGGTTATGCCACTCCGAAAAAGTGACTGCACAGGATCTGGCTGCTGTCGCCGTTGCGGTGACGACAGTTATTGGTTCATTTATTGGCTTAGTGCGTTGGTTAGTAAAGCATTACCTCGCGGAATTAAAACCAAATAGCGGCTCAAGCCTGAAGGATCAGGTAAATCGTCTAGAAGCGCGTGTCGATACCATCATCGAGATGTTAGGCAGGTAACACTTATCTCATGGCAGCAAAAAAGCGACCAGTCAAGCGGGTTACAGTTGTCGATGAGAACTACACCCCGCTAGAGCAGTATTGCATTGCATTGAACGAATACTATAAAGCCCTGCGCAAAGCGGGTTTCCCTGAATCTATCTGCATGTCCATGATCATGGATAAAGACTCTTACCCAGATTGGATTCTACCTCCAAGGCCGATTGAAAAGATTGGCTCTATCGATCCAGAGGAATTCGAGGAAGACGATTAAGCGAATAGTCATATTGTCGGACTTGCAGGTGCCTTTCGAGGACGTGCATGTCACAAGAAACATCGCCAAGTTTTTAGAGAAGTTCAAGCCAGACCAGACAGTCACCATTGGTGATGAGATTGACTTTCAGGCTATCTCCAAATGGTCTGAAGGCACTCCCGCAGCTTATGAGCAGACACTTGGGGATGATCGTGACCGCTGCGTTGAATTGCTTTGGGAACTAGGCGTCACTGACTGTATCCGGTCAAATCACACAGACCGCCTTTATAACATCATCATGAAGAAGATTCCATCCTTTCTATCCTTGCCAGAATTACGCTTTGAAAAGTTTATGAAGTTTGATGAGCTGGGAATCACCTTTCATAAAAACCCAATGCCTATCGCTCCAGGCTGGATTGCCGTTCATGGCGACCATACGCCTATCAAGCAACTGGGTGGTTTAAGCGCCCTAGAAGCCGCTAGAAGGCATGGAAAGAACGTTATCTCTGGTCATACTCATAGGGCAGGCCGTAGCGCCTTCACAGAGGCGTCTGGAGGCCGATTAGGGCGTGTTTTACATGGTGTCGAGGTAGGAAACCTTATGGACTTTAAGCAGGCCTCATATACCAAAGGAACGGCCAACTGGCAGCAGGCGTTCGCGATCATGTACGTTCATGGATCAGTAGTCCAGGTAGACATCATCAACATCGAAAAGAACGGCACTTTTATCGTCCAAGGCAAGGTTTATGGACGCGCCCGCTAGCATCGCTATTCCCTATATGGAGGACGAAGACCCTAGCCAAATCGTTATCATTTCGTTATCTAAAAAGGGTGGATGCCGCTTCCGGCTCATGTAAGGTTCAACCCATCAGCTGAAGTACAGCTGAAAGGGAGACAGAAATGACAGTTTTACAATTAATCCTTCTGGCCACTCATGCACTTGTGGCCGTTATTTTCTACACAGATGGCAAGCGCACAGGATACGTTGAAGGCCGCAAGGCAGTGCGTTATTACTATGAAAACCTCGAGCGCCAACTCAAGGTGAATCGATGAACGCTGGTGACTTCCTTACTGAAGCAAAGGCCACAATTCAAGATCGCGGAATGGACTATGGACATCCCAGCGACAATATGCAACGAACCGCACGCTTGTGGAGCGCCTTCCTCGAAATGCCTATCGCAGACCATCAGGTTGCAACTTGTATGGCGTTGGTCAAAATCGCAAGAAGCATGGAAACTGCAAAAGTCGACAATCAAGTGGACGCGGCTGCATATATCGCAATAGCCGGAACCTTACAGACACAGGAGAATGAGTTATATGTTTAATCTTGATGAGTACGAGACAGTCGAGGAACGACTGGTCAAATTCTGGAAGGAACATCCCGATGGTCAAATTCATACGCGGTTGCTGGATCACACTGCTTCTCGGTTTATCGTTGAAGCTAGTATCTTTCGAACTGAAGCAGACGCTAGGCCTTGGACTACCGGGCTGGCTGAAGAGACAGTCCAAGGTCGCGGAGTTAACGCTACCTCGGCTCTCGAAAACTGCGAGACTTCTGCGATTGGTCGCGCACTCGCAAATGCAGGCTACGCAACTAAGGGCAAGCGAGCATCTCGGGAAGAAATGACAAAAGTTGCAGTCAAGGTTAATAACGATGCGCTACTAGCCGAGACCAAAGCAAAACTAGCCCAGACGGCAAGCGAATACGTCCCAGTACCAAAGGAGGAAGATCCTTGGACAATGCAAGTAGCAGCACCTGTTCAGACTATGGAAGGAGCAGTCGAGATGGTGAAATCTGCTCTTGGTGGCACAACGGAATCGGATATACAGCGTTGCCCTCATGGCGAAATGGTTTGGAAAACTGGGACTACCAAAGCTGGTAAGCCTTGGGGTCACTGGCGTTGCATGAACCATATCCTTGGTGAAGCAGAGCGTTGCGAACCTCGATGGTATGAAATTGATAAAGAGACCGGACTTTGGAAGGCGCAGGTTAAACGCTAATGGGTCATATTCAATTCTTAAATCAAGACGGCGAGTGGGAGTCATTTCCCACAGCTGAAGAAGAAGCCAATTTAAGAGCCAATGCTGAAAAACTTGAAGAACTGGGTTATAAATTGATTTGCCAGATGTGCAACACAATTCCGACATGGACTCAAATCAGACAGCGTTGGATGATGAACGAGTGGACTTGTACCAAGTGCCACACAGTAAATTCTGCTGGAAGGGCATGATCCTAATCCATGTCCAACATCAGCAGGAAACATCGCGGCTATAGAACTGAAAGGGTCGTTGCTGCCTACCTTTCACAGTGGTGGCCTGGGGCTTCAGTGGGTCGCGGTGCGGGCAAAGACATAGTGAATATCCCTATGGACATCGAAGTCAAAGCGAGAACTGACTTCAAGCCCTTGGAGTGGCTGCGCCAAGCCACCAAGCGGTCGGCTGGCAAAGAGCTGCCGATCGTGGTGTTGCGCTGTAATGGCCAAGGAGAAGATGCTGCCGAGTATCTGGCCTTTATGCGTTTTGGTGATTTGGTGCAGTTACTTCTGCCCCTTTACGGGGATATTAAGGCTGATTCTGATAAACTTGAACCTGAAAGATGCACACAATGTGGATCGTGGAAGTTAAAGGACGTCCCATGCCGGACATGCAAGGTATCTGATGCCAATCTATGAATTCGAATGTACCAACGAGGACTGCGAGGCTAACTTGCGGTACGAGAAGGAGTTATCGATCCATGAACCACATTCTGTTACATGCCAGTTTTGCCATAACCCGATGCAAAAGATTTATTCAGTTCCGGGTGTTCAATTCAAAGGGTCTGGGTTCTATTCCACAGACAACTAGGGAGTAACCATGGAAAGACCAAAGAACGATGAATGTTATACGCCACAGTGGGTATTTGATGCTATGGGGCTTAAATTTGATTTGGATGTAGCCGCTCCAAAAGATAGAACGTGTACTAGCGTTCCAGCTGATAAATTCTATACAGAAGAAGATAATGGCCTTATTCAGCCTTGGAATGGCCGGGTATGGATGAATCCGCCTTTCAGCAAAATAACACCTTGGATCTATAAATTCCTTGAACATGGCAATGGCGTATGCCTTGTGCCTTTATCCAGTAATGGTCGATGGGTTAACGAGCTATGGAGTAGCCATGCTTCAGTGACTTATCTTCCTGCCAATATGGCCTTCGTTAACCGCAATGGGGAACTCATCAAACACCGCTGGAGATGCTCAATGTGGGCGTTAGGAGCTGAAAATGTTGAAGCCTTACAAGGTATTGGAACAGTTAGATAGTCGCTCAAAATCCGCGACACGCTTATTGCAAGGATTAATAAATATAGGCTCTGACCTGCGGTTTTACCTTGCCTGCTACATTAATGATTTGACACGTCTGGTACGCTCTGGGCGAGAGCCCATCAAGGGCTCACCGCGAGCCGCGCTGCGGCTAGCTCGCGGGGTCGCCTTCGCTATTGGGGCATCTCTATGCTTGCCAATGGCACATGCATCATCGGGCTCAATAGATGCTATTGATCCAAAGAGTTATGTAAGAGCCGTTATGCCTAAGCATGAGGCTATTTGCTTATCCAGACTTATAGGCAAAGAATCAGCTTGGAATCCAAAAGCAGTAGGGAATCTATCTAGTCCTAGCAAGAATTATACCTATGGACTATTACAGCTGAAGAACCCAGTAGTTAAGGATAAGAACCCAATAGTTCAGATAAACTATGGACTTCGATATATCGATCATCGTTATCAAGGCGATACATGCAAAGCATGGAAGCATTGGCAACGTAAAGGATGGCATTAATGGATGAGTGCAAGCATGACATCTTCATCTGGCACGCGCCTGATGTCTATAGTTGTATGCGATGCCATAAGGCTATGTTCATAGATAGCAATATGGGAGAGCAGCCATGAGAGGGCTATTGTGTTGGCTATTAGGCCATGAGTACAAGAGCCTGAACTATGGGACTATTCATTACGCTTATTGCAATCATTGTTTGAAGAGCGTGTATGTCAAGGACTAGCGCTCTACGATCTAATGGCTCTACTACTCAATGGAGAAAGTTAAGAGAGATAGTCATTAAGAGGGATGCCGGAACATGCCAGCAATGCGGGCATGAAGGCAGACATGTTGACCACATCGTACCGAGAAGGCTTGGAGGTACTGATGAGCTGTCGAATCTTCAACTGTTATGCGTACAGTGCAATTTAAGCAAGGGGGGTAGGTTTTTTAATACGCCGAGAACACCCATGACCCCGCATGTTCTTAATCCCCCCGAAAACGGCTCTAAACGGCATTACAGCGATGAAAACGACTAGACTCGACTCATATGACCCAGATAGCCCTAGAAACGCCTGAATCGCCCTTACAGGGGGTTGTGGAGCCTCGTATTTGGAC